TTGTTCCACACGGATTCAGACTGGCCACGGGGTACCTGGTCTTCAAACAATCTTTGAATGCGCGAAAACCGACCGAGACGTAAAGATTATCGCAGACGGTGGCATTAAGAACTCTGGCGATATGGTTAAAGCACTAGCCGCAGGAGCGGACGCAGTGATGATCGGCTCTCTGTTATCAGGCACAGAAGAAACACCAGGCGAAACCTTTAACGATCCCGATGGCCGGCGCTGGAAGTCCTATCGAGGAATGGCTAGCAAGGAAGCACAGATTGAGTGGCGCGGCCAGTATTCGTCTTTCGAGGGTGTCGCAACCCGTGTCCCCTATTGCGGTTCTGCCAAAGTCATCCTTGAAGACTTGGGTCGCGGCATTCGCTCAGGTTTATCTTACTCCGGCGCAAGAACACTCGCCGAACTGCAAGCTAAGGCGCAGTTTGTAAGGCAGACTACATCAGGGTTGTCGGAGAGTAGAACACATATCCTATCGAGGAAGTGGTGATGAGCGACGAAAACGAAGTAGATTATGGCAAACTTAACAAGCGCGTTGTTTTCACAGAGAACGAACACCGGCACGCTAAGTTTATTCTGAAATATAAGGAAGATGGATTTAAACAATCACACTTCTTCCGCGCGGTCATCACTGCTTACATTGAGGATGACCCGACGTTCAGGCAGTTTGTCGAAACTATAAAACCCACGCCAAAACGCACGCGCAAGAAAGACAAGAAATTGAGAGAAGAAGGCGAACAACTAATAAGCGATTTAGGATTGAATGAGGGTGATATAGATAACATCTTCGACCTGATCGAGAAGGAACACCCAGACCTATGAAAAACTTCGACGGCTTAACACAATGTGCGCGAGAATGTATGGAAGGTAAAGTCTGTAAAGTGAAAGATTGTAGAATGTGGGTAGACTATAAAGATGATAAAAATTGTACACTGATTGCTATATATAACAACGATCAAAAGCCAATGACTCTCAGACAAATAGCTGAGCGCTTGAGTATTTCCTTCGCGAGAGTAAAACAGATAGAAACCAAGGCGTTTTCTAAACTCAAGAAACAGCTCCGAGAAAAACCTTATTAGTTTTAGGTGTCTTCGGTATTCGGATACTATTTATTGTTGAGTTTATGTAAATAAACAAGGAGATTATATAATGGCTCGTAAAACTTTGTTAACAGAGAGCGAACTTCGGCGCTTCATGAAGCTCGCTGAATTGCGCCCCGTAGGGGAAAAGAGAATGAATGAGATGTACGGCGATCCCGCCGGCGCACGCGATCTTGGAGAAGATGAAGATGAACTTCATGCTACTGAAGATGAGCTTGGAGACATGGACGCCGAAGCTGACCGAGAGGGCGACGATATCGCCGATCTCGAAGGTGAGTTGGGCGCTGCCGAAGACGAGCTAGGCGCCGAAGACGAGCTAGGCGATGAGCCGCCACTCGATCCTGAAGCTCAAGCAGTTCTAGCCAAGGGAATTCAAGCCATGGCAGATGCTATGGGTATGGGTGATCTTGTTACTGTTGATGTTGAGCCTGAAGGCGGAGAAGTTGAAGATGTTGTTGATATGACTGATGTTGAGTTAGAAGAGCCCATCGAGCCTGCTGGCGAAGAAGGAGGTGAGTTGGATTTCGAGATGGGCCCAGAAGATGAAGAAGAGCCTATGATGGAAGGCGACACCGGCGCATCTGCTGGCGACGAGTCATCGACACACCCAGGTGAGAAAGATTACACCACCAAGAAAGGTGAGAAAAAGAAGACATCCGGCTCTGGTCGAGGCGAAAAGAAAGGCGACGAAGCTTACGTTAATGAAGGTGATGCTATAGTCGCTGAAGTTGCGCGCCGCGTAGCTGCTCGCCTTCAAAGAGAAAGCCGCCAAGCCGAGGTCGTTGACCAGCTTGCCGAGCGAATTATGAAAAGACTAACAAAGTAGTTGACAAAGTAACGCGAGAGTGTTAAAATATAACCATCGACCTATAAGTCGGTGGTTATTTTTTTGGATTGATATATGACTTATGTGACTATGTTCTTGATGTACGTGTTTGGGTATGTAACTTGCAAGACCTTTTATTATTTAAAAGCTTCTCGTCTTGGAGTAACCCTCATTCAGACCGCTAATGTGTTTAGTTTGTTCCTCCTTACGAGAGCGCTAGAGAACTATGAAATATCTCGCGCGCTATGCCTTAACGACCTTAAACAAAAAAACCTATCAAAGAAGAACCTTGAGGTATACGAAACCAATCTTCAGACAGAAGTCGACAATTTTAAAAGAAAGTCGATTATATCATTAATAGGGTCGCACCCTGATTTCTTTGAGTCTGTATTGGATTATAGTGACTGGGAATCGGGAATGAGATTCCTAGAAGATAATAAGGACCTAATTATTAATGCTTATTCTCCTTCTGAGTAGGCCATAAGTGAGGGCGAACATATGTTTAAAAAATTGAAAGAAATGATCCAAGGATCAGATGATGAAGAATTGATCGCAAAAATTTTAGACTCCTCGGAGCCAGACCTCCGCAGCATCGGTCTTTTCGCCGAGTTAGAGGCAGAGAAGATCGCTGAGATCTCCCACGCTCTCTTGTATCTTAATGAGATGAATAACATCTCGGCCGACCCGAGCCTAGAGCGTCCGATTCATTTTTATATTTCTACCTACGGTGGAAATGCTGATGATATGTTTGCGTTATATGATTTGATGCGTATCATTAGGGCGGAGACGGAAATCCACACCATTGGTCTGGGTAAGGTAATGTCAGCGGGTGTCTTGATTCTGGCTGCTGGTACAAAAGGTAAACGCTACATCGGGCGCAACTGCCGTGTAATGCTACATTCTGTGATGGGCGGTAACACCGGAAGCCTTCACGACATGATGAATGAGATGGACGCGATAGAAAATCTTCAGCAGATGTACATTGATTGTTTGGTCGCAGAGACAAAATTAACTGAGAGTAAGATTAAAAAAATGTTGGAACGCAAAGTTAATATCTATTTATCAGCAGAAGAAGCGGTCGCGCACGGTATCGCAGATCATATTATTTAAGGACACAAAATGTCAGATTTACATAAGATTTTAAAAGAAGAGTACGAAAAGAAGGTGACCATCACCCCTAATCTCTTGATTGAGATGATTGAGGAAGCATTAGAAACCCCAGCGGTTTTTTTAATTAAAGAAAAGGACGAGGCCCAATCACGAACGATTAGTGTTTCGATGATTCCTGATATCGAGGTTTCAGAACTAGGGTGGTCTGATGTGCGTACTCCTGACGGAAAAGGACAACCAGTCAAAAGCCGTGAACGCGAACTACTCGAAAACTACCTTACCAACATTGTAGGCGAAGAGCGAGGAATGAAGGCGCTTCCCCAAAAATTGGCAGCACTTTCGACATTGGCTGATAATCCTGCTGCCTTCATTGAGTCACAACAATCGGGTGGGACGCCAGCCGCTAAGATTCGCAGTGTTATTTCCTTTCTAGTATTTTATAAGACCCTCACTAAAATCATCGCCAACTTCAATGCCTCTTCAGCAGGCTTTAGTTTTGAATCCTTTTTGGCTACATTGTTAGGAGGGGTACAGATTCCCGCTTCTGGTGCAGATACGATTGCTGACTTCGTGGATGAAGATGGCATTAAAGTTAGTTTGAAGTTATATCGTGAGACTAGCGTACACGTAGATGGAAGTTTTGTTGATTTGGTAGGTGATCTGGTGGGCGATGGGAAGATGACTTACTTAGTTGTGACCAAAGATTTAAAAGGCGCCCGTGAAAATCTAAAAGGAACGTTGAATTTTTACAAGTTTGACTTTACTCTTGACAATGTGTTGGAGATAATGAAAGACACCAAGCCTGCCTCCGCAATATGCGGTATTCTACCTATAGACGCCGGCGATATGGCCGATGTAGAGGTCCCCGAAAGAGTAAGGATCACCCCAGAGATGATTCAAGACCGATTTGTTCAAAATCTCACGCAGTTGGTGGACGATCAAGGGGTGGTGGACGCAGTATTTGGTGATCCTCATTTCCAATATGGCACAGAAGAATTTAACGATGTAGCCAAAACCACCGGCCGCGTAAGAGCATACACTAATATGGGAAACCGCGGTCCCAGAGACCGCATGGCTCAAATTTTACGAGGGATCCCATCATTGGAGTCTTATGAGCCGATGGAAGAGTTAGTACTATCAATCGCCCAGGCTTTGAAACAAGTGGAAGAAGAGGTGGAGACCGCTCGAAGGACTCGCAGAGAAACTGTGGCTCAAATTGTGCCTGCGTATACAAGCTATAAATTACCCACGCGCGACACTAATAAAAAAACCAAGGCCATGCGCACCAAGAACATTAAGACTGCTGCCTATAAGTCTGCTGCTTTTTATACTGACTTGAGCGAAGACGACAAGAGGCGCGCCCTCCTTCGATCTAACGGCTATCTAAACGAACTTCAGTTTTCACTTAACAAAA